CGCAAGATAGGAGAAATTATGCAATTATCAAAACATTTTAAACTAGAAGAATTTGAAAAGTCTATGACCGCAGTTCGTAAAGGAATTGAGAATAAAGCTGGTAGTGGTGAAATAAAAAACTTAACCGATTTATGTTATACAGTATTAGAGCCTGTAAGAGCAAAGTTTGATAAACCAATTATTATTACTTCAGGCTTTAGATCAGAAGAACTATGCGAAGCTATCGGTAGCAAAAAAACATCACAACACGCAAAAGGACAAGCAGTTGATTTTGAAATAGCTGGAGTATCTAATCTTCAAGTAGCAGTATGGATAGAAGCTAATTGCGATTTTGACCAATTAATTCTTGAATATTGGACAGGAGAAGCTAATAGTGGGTGGATACATTGTTCTTTTGTTGAGGGTAGTAATAGAAAACAAGTTTTAAGATACGATGGTAAAAAATATGAAAATGGATTACCTGATATGAAATGGTCAGGTGGAAAGGTGGTAAATTAAATGCCAAGAGGAAAAGGAACTTATGGGTCTAAAAGAGGCAGACCAGCTAAGAAAAATAAAATGAGTAAAAAAAAGAAGAAGAAGTAATGAGAAAAGTAGCACGAGATAAAAAGACTAAAATACCTAAAAAATATTTATCAGGATTAAAAGGTAAAAAACGAGGGTCAAGAGCAAAGCTATTGAAACAAATGTCAGGTCTATATAAAGCTGGTGCTACTATTCCAAGATCAATGTTTAAAGCAAGAGTAAAGTAATGGCAGTTAGAAGAAAACCATTATCTGCTAGAGTTATTTCAACTCTTAGAGCAAAAGCAAAGAATAGAAAAAATATTACATTAGGACAGTTAAAAAAAGTATATCGTAGAGGTCAAGGTGCTTTTTTATCTTCAGGGTCAAGACCTCGTACATCAATGGCTTCTTGGTCTATGGGTAGAGTAAATAGTTTTTTGCGTGGAAGTAGAAAACATGATACAGACCTAAGAAGAAAGCGAAAAAAATAATGGCTAAAGCAAACGCATTACAGAAAATAGAATCTCACGAAAAACTTTGTCGTATTATGCAAAAATTAACGCATGATAAAATCCACGCAATAGAAGATAAAGTTAAACGATTAGAAAAAATTTTATTAATTTGCACAGGCTCATTAATTACTGCTATGGGATATGTAATTATGATTTTGCTCTCTGCTAGGGTCTAGCACTTTACAAATATTAAAAAAACAAGTACAAGCATTAATTGTATGAGTTATAAATCAATTCTTTGCATTTCAGATTTACACATTCCATATCATCATCCACAAGCATTTGATTTTCTTAAAGCATTAAAAAAAAAAATTAAACCAGATTTAATTGTTAATGGTGGAGACGAATTAGATAAACACGCATTATCATTTCACGATAGCGACCCTGATCTACCAAGTGCTGGAGATGAATTAAGAATTAGTAAGAAATACATCTGGGAACTTAAAAAGATATTTCCTGAAATGTTAATATTACACTCTAATCACTCATCATTAATTTATAGAAAAGCTTTAAAACATGGTATGCCAAAAGCTTATCTAAGATCATATAATGAATTTTTAGAAGTAGATCATAAATGGAAATGGGTTGATGAATTAAATCTTAAATTAAGCGATGGTACAGAATGTTTTTTTACTCATGGAATGTCAGCAGATGGCTTAAAATTGGCTATGCAGTATGGAAAGAATGTTTGTCAATTCCATTTTCACTCAAAGTTTAATATTCAATATTTTAGCAACCCAGACTCTTTAGTGTGGTCTTTACAATGTGGATGTCTCACGAAACAAAGTTCACTTGCCTTTAATTATTCGAAAAATTTTAGGTTAAGATTTGTAATAGGTACAGGAGCAATCATAAATGGACAACCTATGCTATACCCAATGATTTTAGACAATAAAGGTAAATGGATAGGAAAAATAGTATAAAACAGAACAAAAAGGGTACGATAAAGGCTCATAGAGGGCTTTTAAAGGCTACTGAGAGACAAATAGGTGGTAAGCACTACAAGCTTCCAATAAGCCCTTTAAAATTTATCTTAGCCAATAAGCTTAACTTTGTAGATGGTAATATTGTGAAATATGCAGTTAGAAGCAAGGATGGAGAAAGCTTAGAAGATAAGTACAATAAAATTATTCATTATGCAGAACTTGGTAAAGAATTGTTGAAAAATAAAAAATAAGGAATATTAGGGGTGCATGAAATTCACTTATTTAATTTATTCTATTCTTCTGGTATATTGGACAACATTATTAATGCTAACAGGTAATACTTATTTATGATATTTGGTTTATTAAAAAATCCATTAACTAAAATGATTGCTAATAAAGCAATAGATCATTTTAAACATAAAGCTGAAAAGGTTAAAACTATAAGAGCCGCAGAAATAGAAGCGGCTAAAGATGTAGATATAACTAGAATTAAGAGCCAAGATAAAAGTTGGAAAGACGAAATATTAATGATCTGGCTTATATCAATGTTAAGTACAGGCTGGTTTGAAAGCACAAGAGCAAACTTTGAAGAATGGGTAAGGATAATTAACGATTTACCTGATAGTGTTTGGTATTTAGTTATTATTGTATTTACTGCAACATTTTCTACTAAGATGACAGATAAGGTTTTAAACAGGAACAAAAAGAAGTAATGTGTCCTGATGGACATAGATGCAGTAATTATAGAAGTAGAGTTTCAATTAGAATCTGACTATAATCCTTATGGACATTTTGTTTGTTTAAGGTTTGTAGATCAAAGCCCAAATCATTCTAAACTTAAAAATCTTGTAAGAGATATGAGCCAATATCCAGATGTAAAACTTATTAACTACGAATTTAAAATAGAAAAGATTACAGAAGCAACAGACTTAAAAGATTTAGATATTACCAAACATTAAAGCGACCCATACCCTCTCGGTTATGGGTCTATCTTTAAGGGAGCATATGATACTTAAAGAATTTTATCCCTCTTGTTTTCCAGCAAGAGTTAAATCTCTTTTTACTTCTGTTTGTCTAACAGATAAATAACGATCAAGATTGTTATACATTAATTTTGCTTTTATTAATTGACCCTCTGCATAAGCATAACTATCAATAATTTTTTTATACTCAGGGTCTATTCTAGCTTTATGGTCAGCTTCAATAACAGTTTTAGTTTCTAATTTATATTTTAAAAATAATTTACTGAACATAGCTTTTCTAGCTTCATCAAGTACAATAGATTTTTCTGCCCACTCACTCCATTTGTTAGATGCTTCTGTCATTCTTTTATAAGCTTCTCTGCTATTTAAGTTCATTGTTTCCATTTGCTCTCCTTTTGTATTAAATATTTAAAAGATGTTGTTGTTGGGTCAAAATTAATTTTACTACAAGATACTAACAATACAAATACAATTACAGAAATAATAACAATTAAAATTTTATAAATTATATTTGTATATTTTCTGTGTATTGGATAGTTAAATATAATCATGGATATTGCAACATCTCCTTTGCATCTTTTTTTAATTGTCTAATTTGTTTTTCATACTTTTTAATTTTTTCTATCATAAGCTTGTCGGCTTCTTTTTTTGAATCTTCAACATCTTTAATATTCGATAATTTTAATTGATCTATTTCTTTTCTTAATTCTCCATTTAATATTCTGTGTTCATCGTTAATATTTCTTAAAGCAGTTATTTCAGCTTCTTTAGAATCTATAATATTTTTTAATGATTGTATTTCATCCATAGTTTAAACTTTTTTAAAGTGCTGAACAGTAGAGAGAGAGAGAACTGTTCAGCACATAACCTAAAAGTATTTGTTATGAAAAAAATATACTTTGACTGCTTACGCATTAATTATTCTCTATCATAAAATTTATAAATATCATAACGAATCATTTATAACTGATTTGCTTTGATTCGAAAAACACTAAATATTATCGTTTTAGTTGTATCTAATGTCAAATAAGCTAGGTTTTATGCGGTTAAAATAAAGGTTGAAATTCGCGTCAATATAACTATACTTACAGAATATGAAAAAAATAAATAACTTAAAAGGAGAGAGTATGAAATACTTGGTTAATTTTAAAATCAAAGAACAAGGTTGGAGTGAGATTGTAGAAGTTCTATCAAATAAAGATTCTGAACAAGATAGAAAAGATGCAAGACAAAAAGCATCTGAACTACTTGCAAATAGAATTTTAAATGATGGAGTATTTTCTTTAATAGATAAATCCAACACAAACACAATTCCAATGGAATTAGAAAAGTTGGAAAAGGAGAGAGCAAATGGATAATCAACAAATAAGCGATTTACATTTAGCACAAGGAGAAGCTTGTGCTAAAGCTTACCCATCAAACAAAGCTAAAGGTTTGATTGACGAAAATGATTTAGTAAATTTTAATGGAGAGAAAGTTCCATACTATTTATTAAATCCTGAACTAACAAATTTTAACGAGCCAAGAAGTAAAGCACCAAAAGATAGTGATGAATGGTGGTTTGGCTTTTTAAAAAAACATAACATGATTGATTATGGAGATAAACCTAAAACAAATATCTTTGACAACATTGTTGAATTTATTGTTAATAAGGAGAGAGAGTTTAAATCTGAAGTAATCAATTATGTTAAATCAAAAGACCAAATGGTCAAAACCAATGCTATTTCAAATCAGATAAAAAAGATGATTGATAATGGAATTTTAGAATCTGTTTCTCAATCAGGACAATCTGTTTTATCTAAAGGCAGATATTGGAATACGCATATTAACCTAAAAGGAGACAAATAATGTCTAATAGTAAAATATACTCTACTACTGAATACAATAAGTTTAAAAAACTTAGAGGTAATAGAGCAATCAACGAACTTCATGTTAGAAAGTTAGTTGAATCTATAAGAGAAAAGGATTTACAAATCCCAATTATTGTAGATGAAAATATGAATGTCTTAGATGGGCAACATAGATTAGAGTCTTACAAGATTGTTGGAAATCCAATATCTTATATAATAAAAAGTCAGTTTGAGTTGCAAGATGTTAGAAATGTAAATTCTGTTAATAGAAAATGGAATTTAACAGAATACTTAATGTCTTTCTGCAAACTTGGTAAAAAAGATTACCAACTCTTAGAGTGGTTTCATAGAACTTATGAGTTTGGCATAGTTGAATGTATTGCTATGTTGAATGGTAAGGGGTATTGCAACAGCACATCTAGGAAAGACTTTAAAAAAGGTCAATTTGTAATAGACAATTTAGAACAAGGTAAAACTTGGGCTAAAAATATAAATGCTTGTGGCGAGTATTTTGAATATTACAAAAAAAGATCATTTGTTCATGCTATGATTAGCTGTCACAAAGACAAGACTTTTAATTGGTCTATCTTTTATAAAAGACTACAAAACAACTCTAGTAAGCTTAAAAATCAAGCTTCCAAGAATGATTTTATAGTCAATATTGAAAGATTATATAATCATGGCACAGCAAATAAGTATAAGATCAGACTCGATCTTTACGATGATAAGAGGTAAATATGCCAAAATTAATCTTATCAATTAAGACTAGAAATAAGTCATTTAATTTGCTAGAACAAGTTTATAAAGACTTTGGGGTGGTTTTCCATCCCAAAGCTACTGTTAAATCAGTAGAAAACTTTATAAAGGAGAAAGCTAATGGAAAAAGCACTTCCGAAGCTTCAAGCCAAATACGACAAGGCAATAGTCAAGGAAAAGGACTTGTTGGAAAAGCTAAAGAAGATAAGGAACAACAAAAAATCATTAGCTTGGAAGATACATCAGACAAAGTATCATCCAGCTATGATCTAAAGAGAGAGGACAAAAAGTTATGAAAAAAATGTACTTAACGACAATAATCGTTTGCTCTTTTTTAAATGCCTGTGCCAAATATGTACCTGTTGTTGATACAGTAGGTAGGTCAGGAACATTTGACGAGTCTAGGGCAGAAAGAATATCTGACGATATTATTCTTTGTCAGGAACTTGCAAAAGCAAACACTACATTTCTAAGTAATATAAATCATTGGATTCTTAGCCCAAAAGCTGAGACTCAATATGAGTATATTGTTAAGACTTGTATTTCTAACAGAGGTCACAGCTTGTTGAAATAATAATGCCTAGACCATCAACACAAATAAAAAAACTAGCTTTTATCTGTGCTAAGTGTTTCAATGACAAAGCAGATAAATTAGCATGGTTTTTTGGTAGTACCCTTTTCAATGAGTCATTACTCTGTCGAACTTGTTGGAAAGGTCAATTTAATTTATTGGCAGAGAAAGAGAGAAAGGAATGGGCTTTTTATGATAATAAAAAACCAAGAAAAGATTGCTGAAATAAGTCATTTGATTCCACCGAATCTAAATATGTTTGGTGTATCAGCAGAACAAAATGACAAAGTTCTGAGAAAGATTTATGGATTGCAATTAAAGAAGATGAGACTAATGCGTGGCTATACTCAGACAAGAGTTGCAAAAGCAATTTCTGTCACATTTCAACAAATTCAAAAATACGAGAAAGGTGTAAATGCTGTAAGTATTATGAATGAGTTGAAATTAGCTGAATTTCTAAAGTGTGATAGAAACTACTTTGTTCAGCCAATTACTGAGAATGGTCATAAATTTTTAACAAAGAGAGGGAATGGACATGACGATAATAAAGAGTAAAGATAAACATGGAAACCAAATAGAGTTCAATCCAAAAGGTAGAGGAGCAAGATATACTGTAAATGGATTGAAGAAGAAAGGAGTCACTACAATCATAAGCGAAAGATTTGGTAAAGGTGCTTTAATGTGGTGGTCAGAAAATTGTGTTTATGAAGCTATTAAACAGCTAATGAAACATGATAAAAAACCTGTAGATGAGATCCAACAGTTTGAAGATAATCTTAAATACAGAGTCAAACAAATAAAAGAAAATGCTATGCACATTGGAACAAATATGCACTCTTTAGCTGAAGATTATATCTTAGGTAAAGAAGTAATTGAACCAGCATCAGAACCTCTTAAAACGATGTTTTCTAAATTTAAGAAGTTTTGGGATAGCAAAAAAATCAAAGTAGTTGAGACAGAAAAAACATATTACTCAAAAGAGTTAGATGTTTGTGGAACTCTTGATTGCCTTGTTAAGTATAAAGGAAAGATTGGAATATTAGATTTTAAAACATCTAAAGATTTTTACCCTGATATGCCAATCCAAATTCATACTTATAGAAAATTGGTTGAAGATTCTACCAATTTAAAAGTAGAGTTCTTAGCAGTTATTAATATTCCAAAGGAGCCTGTTAAGGATGTAGAGATGAGGATATTTCAAATTAAGCCTAAGTATCTAAAAGGTTTTAAAGCTTGTAAATATCTCAATAGCTTAGAAGAAGATTTTAAGCAAAGAAACTTGGAATATAATAAACAGAGGAGCAACTAATGTCATATCAACAACAACAAAAGAAACCTTTTTGTGCTTTATCTATGAAGATGTATGCAACAGGTAAATCAGCACCTAAGTTTGAATTTAAGGCTAGTGCTGAAAGTTTATTTGTTTGTAGTTTAACAAAGAAAAAGTACAAACTATCACAGGTCAATGAATGGTATCTTAGCCCTGAAGTTCAAAAATTTCATAAAGAGGGTTATAGGGCTAAATGGTATGCTAAAACTGAACACAACGAGAATCCTAATAAGTACAGTAAGGGAGAAACTAATCTTGTTGTAAGTTTAATTATGATTAAAGCATCCAAACCTCAACCTAATGTAGATGGTATAAAACCAATCGCACAAGCAATTCCACAGGTGCAACAGCAACAAGTAGAGATTGCTAGGAAGCAACCT